ATATTGGGTATCCAAGCCATAGGGTTGTCCCTCTTGTAAAGCCTTATGAATTCCTTTGCGAATTTGCCCATACTCGCTCGGCTACCTTCCACATAGCAAAGACCGCAGGTAACTTCTATGCCTTCCTCAATCATAAGGTTTCTTATCTTGAGTATGTCATCCGGGGAAAGCGCAACATCCTTGAGTCTCTTCTGTATCTCCGTGAATGTGCCTGTGTAGATTCTTCTCTTCTTGCAAAGCGTAGTGTAGTCGAAGCTTCCGCCGTATTCCACGTTGCTTACGAAAGCACTGCCAAAGGAAGATGCTTCATAGTCAAGTCTCACGCGGTCATCCGCAATCATCTTCGCTATGGAGTTTATATCGTCTATATACCCCTTCGCTTTTTCTATGGAAACATCGAGAGCCTTGGCTATCTTTTCCGCCATCTCGTCTCGGTGGAGTACATAGTCGCTTTCTGTCCAAGTTCTTTCGGAGAAGGTAGGGGCAACAGATTCGGTGCTTGCATCCACCTCTGCAAAGTCATTCTCAAGGTTAGCCTTTCCAGCATCCAAAAGTGCCTCTGTCCAAAGTGCTTGCAGTTTCTCTGCCGCTTCCTTCATCTCGCGTACATGGTTTGCCTCCTCGGAGTCAGGATCAAGTCCCTCGTAAGCCTTTGTGATTCTCTCCACGAGCTTTGAGATAAAGTCCTTTATCTTCTGCCAAAGGGTCTTGTCTTTCGCCTTCAGTTCGGCTATTTTCTCAAGCGCATTGCTGTCGGTCAGCATCATCTCACAGGCATCGGCTACCACTTCTTCATAGGCTGTGTCATAGCTGATAACTCTGTCTTTTTTTGCCGCCTTCGCTATCTGCTTCTTTATAAGCTCGTCCACAGATACGCCCTTTTCGCCGTACTGCTCAAAGAGGAATTCCGCAAAGGTCTTGAATTTATCGGGTGACCATTTCCTTATAAAGTGCGTAAGCTCGTGGGAAGCCGTGAAGAGCATCGTGCCTTCACCGCTTGCGCCCGCGTAAAGGTCGATGTGAATACTGTTGTCTTTCTTGTCAAACCATCCGTTTGCGCCCACTCGGTTGCCTTTGGCATCAACCTCGGATTCATATGTGTAGATGTCAATACCGAGTGCCTCTGCCACTACACCGAGAGCCTTGAGCGATGCCCTCTGCCTCTCGTTTTTGGGGGCGATGGTGTTGTGCAGCTTGCCTTTTTTGCCCTTGCCCTCCCCTTTTTCCGAACTTTTTGTGGGCGAACTTGCACTTTTTTCCGCACTTTCGGCTTTCTTCGGTGCAAATTTGTATTTCGCATCTGTCTTGCCGAGGTTGTAAGCAAGCGTTCTCTGTGCTTCCGTCAGTTCTGCGGAAAAGCCGTCACGGGACATCTCGCTCATAGGTATGCCGTATGTGCCGTATCTGTACGCTTCGCGGAAGCCGCCCGCATATATTTCCGCAGATAAGCCTTCGCTAGGATTAAAGCCTTTTATAAAGGCATTCGCCGTAGCAGGGTTGAGTCCCATATGCACCACGTTTTCGTAGAGGAGTCCTTCTGCATCCGAGCCGAGTTCCACATCCTTCGCGCTTACGGTAGAGCCGTCTTCAAGGCGAAGTGTAATCTCTCCATTATTAATGGATGCGATTTCCTTAATGGAGACCTCTCTCTCCTCTGTCTCTCCGTCTGTGGGGATAAGCATCGTCTTGCCGCTTTCGCTCGTCTTGAATGTAGGCTCTGCCGTTTTCTCGGCAGTAGGTGTAGCGAGAGGAGTAGCCGCCGCTTTCGCTACGGTCCCGTCTTCCTTCACGCCTCTGTTGTATGCCTCGGTGTTGATGCGCCGTGTACCGATGTTCTCTGCCCAAGCCGATGTGTAGCCACCGCCCTCGATGATGTCGGGATTCATTTCGGTGGAAACTCTGCGCCCGTACTTACTGCTTGTAAGTATCTTCTGCTCGGCTTTGGAGATGTCCTCGCCTGCGCGGATTTTGGTGATAACCTCGGCAATCTTGCCTACATCCCCAGTCTCGCCAAGCTCGTTAAGCCTTGCCTCTGTTGCGGATTGTATCTTGCCCTTGTCCTGTGCCGCAAGTGCGCTTTCGTTTGCACCGATGAGGCTGTTAAGCTGATTACCCGAAAGGGTCTTGCCCTTGTCGAGCTTTCCTTGCATCTTCTTCGCATATGCGCTTTCGGGGTTTATCTCAAGAGATTCGGTAACGAGTCCCTGCTGAAGTTCCTTCTGCACAGTTCGGTTGTCCGCTTTGGTTGGGTTTATACCCAAAGCCTTTTTGAGGGACGGGTCAAGCTTACCGCTATACATCTGTGCTGTTTGGTAGTCTTGCGCCACCTTGCCTGCGATAGTGGGTGCGCCCTCCATCATACCTGCCGAAAGCGCACCGAGAAGTCCTGAATAAAGGATTTCGTCCCATTCGGGGGATTCAAAATCCTCGCCCGTCATAAGAGCCTTGAATGCAGGCTCAAGCACGGTCTGTATGCTCTCCTCAAGTCCCTCGGAAAGCATATTGCCGCCAAGCGTGATTGCCGTTTTTGCAAGAGCGTTGTCAATCTTGGAAACGAGCTTGCTCACCACGTTGCCCGATACTTTGCCGCCGAGCTTGGAAATACCGCCGAGTGCATAGGAAAGAGCCGTTTCCGATGCACCCACAAGTGCGCCGTAGCCTCTCGATTGCCATTCGTCATAGCCAAGGCTTCGCATCTCGTTGTATGCGTTACCCGTGGCAGATGCGCCGAGAGTCAGCGCGCCGCCCAAACCACCCGTAGCCGTACCGACAAGCACAGAGGGGAGCATATTGCCCGTGGTGTTGGTGAGGTCGTATCCTATCTGCCCAAGCGAAGAGCCAAGTATTTTGGGACCGTTGTCGGCAAGGTCTTCTCTTATCATCCCCGAAACGTACTGCGAGGAGGGGGTGAATCCCTCGCCTCCCGTCACAAAGCTACCAAGGTTTTTAATGCCCGATGCGAATTGGTCTGCACCTGCCGCAAAGCCGTAGAAGATTTCCGCAAGGGTGTTGCCCTCAAGCCTTTGGAATTCCTTGCCCGCTTTTCTCTGCACGAGTTCGGTTTCAAGGCTGTCGAGGTATTCCTGCGCCTTGTCTGCACCTTGCGTTGCGTATAAGTAGTTGTATATGCCTACTTCCTCTTCCTTGAGGTGCGCGTATCCCTTCTGCTTATAAGTTGATTCGCCATCGGAGGAAGATGTGTCTGCGCTGTACATCGCATACTTTCGGTCGATCTCGTCTCGCATTCCGTTTTGGTTGTTGATATACTCATAGGTAAGGTCATTGTATCCCATGCCATAGGTTGAGGTGTCAAACAGTTTCTCCCATATGTTGTCGGGGGTGTCCTTGGTGCTTACATAGCCTTTGTTCGCTTCAAAGTCCGCCGCGCCCAAGATAGCCTTCTTTTCGTCTTCCTTCCTCTGCTCTTCGGCATACCAGTTGTTGTAGGCATCCTCGCTCTCCCACTGCGAGTAATACTTTGATATCTCATCGTACCCCGATGTCATAGAGGCAACGGAGTCCTGCCACTTCTTCTCGTCCTCATCGCTGTAGCCCTCGCCAAAGGTCTTGTTAACGCCTCGCAAACTGTTAGATGTGGAGATATAGTTGTCAAGCGCAGATTTATATGCGTTTCTGTCATCCTCCGAAAGCCACTCGTTGTTGGTAAGCCTTGTTTGATAGCTGTTCAGCGTGTTCCATGCTTCCTCGTTGTCGGTCTGCCATCTGTCCACAATAGTAGAATCATAGGATTTCCGCTTGGTAGCCTTAAATGTGCCTGAATTTGAGTTTTTTCCTGTGCTTTTGAAAGCCATAGGTTATTCCTCCTTATTGTTCATACTGGAGATACTTGTTCTGTGTACCGTCCCAAATCCACAGTTTGCCGCTTGTGTCCTTCCACACATTCTGCTGTACTCCGTTCACATAGTCTGTGATGCCCGATTTGGAAAGTTTTTTGCCGCCCACGTTGTTAGGCTGATAGCCGTTGCTGAAGGTTTTGCTTGAGTCGACATAGGTCTTGCCCTCTTTGTCTGTACTCAAAATATCGGAATTCTTTGAGCCTGTGTAGGGGTTTACGCCCGGTGCAAAGGTCTTTTCCTTGCCGTCTATGTAGAACACATAGTTGCCGTCCTTGTCCGTGCGAGAGAAGGTAGCATTTTTGAAGTTGCCGTCATCGTCAAAGTAAGATTTGTTGTCGGTGGTGTAGCCGTCTTTAAGTTCAGTTACCACTGTGCCATCTTCTTTGGTTGTTGTAGTTGTGGGGCCTTTGTCACTTACAACATTACTCTTTGCGGCTTGGTCTTTCTGCCAATCAAACTGCTCTCGGTTGAACTTCATATTCTCGTTGTACTGGTCTACTGCCGTATTGTATTCCGCAAGCCACTTGTCATAGGCAATGCCGTTCTCATAGTCCTTGTAGGCGTATGCTTTGTCATCCGCATATTTGCCGTACTCAAAGTTCCTGTCGTTCTGCCAATCGCTCACAGAATCACGGTGCTGATTATAGGCAAAATCTCTGTCCGCCTGCCAATCGCTCACAGAATCTCGGTGCTGACCATAGGCGAAGTTTCTGTCATTCGTCCAATCATTCACCTCGTCTCTGTACTTGCCGTATTCAAAGTTTCTGTTGTCGGTGTACTTGGAGTAGTCAAAGCCTCTCTCGGAGTCATATATGCCTTGGAGGTAGCCTCTATCGTTCTGCCAATCTGCCATAGAGTCTCTGTATCTGCCATAGTCCGCATTCTCACGCTCACCGAGCATAGCGTATTGGTTATAGAGGTCTTGCCCCTCCATATTGTATTTATCAAGAGCCATTTGGTAGAGTTCAGGCACAATGTCATTGAGGTTTTCAAGCTGCGCATTGTATGCCTGCTGACCTACGCTCTGCGCATAGGAGTTGCCGTAGCCACCCGTCATAGCGGAAGCCTGCCCGATGGCATCTCCCATAGCGAGCTTACCCTGCTTTATGTATTTGTCCTTGTACTGCTGATAGAGGGCATCTCCGTTTAGGTCATAGGAGAACTTCTCTCTGTTCAGTATTTTGTTTATGGCATCGTCAAGCTGTGTCTGCCACTGCGATTGGTATGCGCCCGGCTTATTTGTAAGGTGGGTGTTAAGTGCCGCCTCTGCATCCGTCACCTTTTGGCTCGGCGTGTATTCGCCTATGGTAGGCTCGGTAGGCTTCGCCGTGCTATAGTTGAAGTCACTCGGCTTCGCCGTGCTATAGTTGAAGTCACTCGGCTTCGCCGTGCCATATGTGAAATCCTCATATGTAAAGGACGAGGGTTTAGTGGGTGCATTGCTTCCTATCGTATCCCCCGAAAGCTTGATTTCCTGCCCAATGTTGATGAGATTAGGGTCGGAAATGCCGTTCCACTTTACAAGGTCATCTACGCTTACACCGTTGGCTTCGGCAATGCCCGAAAGCGTGTCACCCTGTTTTACGATGTATTTTCCCATTTCTGTTTCCTCCTTATATTATATTGTTTGTTACCCATTGAAGCTTTTCCACGAGCATATAAAGGTATCGCTTTATTTCGTGAATTTGTCCGCGCGCGGTCGGAGCAGATATGCTTGGGTAACGGATGTCACTGCCGGGGTAGCGTACCTGCAATGTTTCCGCCAGCATATAGAGGTATCGTTTTATGTCCTCGGTCTGCCTTTTCGGGTCACCCTCGGAAATCTTCGGGTAGCGTATCTCTGCGGCGTTCTCTGCTTGCAGCTTTTCCGCCAGCATATAGAGGTATCGTTTTATGTCGGCAATCTGCTCTTGCTCGCTTTTCCCTGATATACTTGGTAGTCTGAAATACATTAAACATCACTTCCTTGCTCTATTGTCTTGCAGATCGAGTATATCTTGGCATCGCCCGTGCCTTTAATCATCAGCCTCATATGGTCACATCTCTGTGGCTTTATCGGCACTGCGAAGGTGCGTAGGCTCGTTCCGTCCATCGTGAAGAGGTACTCCCACTTGCCGCTTGAGTCATATTCAGCGAAGAAGGACACCCTCGCCCCTGCCGTCATAGACATCCTCACGTCCATCCGAGAGATGTACTTCTTGTCGGGGGAGTCCGTTCCTATAATGCCCGTTACAGCTTCCCATTTTATAGGTGTTGTTTCGGTCACTCCCGTGCCTTTCACAGTTTTGATGAGCTTGTAGTCATAGTCGATGTAGTAGAGGTCACCTCGGCAGTTGCAGAACTGCGCCACCTGCGTATTATCCTCTCTGTGCCACATACCCTTGAGCGTATCGTATGCGAAGAGATGCCACTGTTCGCTTGCATCCGCCATAGAGATGTAGTATTTGTTGCCGAGCGCACCTGCCACGGCATCGAAGTAAGCCACGTCCCCAAGAGCCGAGGATGTTTCCACGGGCAGAGAGCCATCGTAAGCGCAGATAGCAGAGCGTGATTTGTAGTAAAGAGTCTCGTTTACTATGGCAAGGCTCCTCTCGCATCCCTTCTGCACCCCTCTGCAAGCCGTGGTCTGTATTTGGAAGTTGGCAGGGTAGTTTCCGTAAACCTTGTGTACGAAGTTTTCTTTGAAGAAAAGCGGGTAGCCCATATGGGTTATCGCGCCTGTGAACTGTCCGTCCGTACCTACTGTGGCTGCATAAGAGTCGGTTGATACGCCCATAAAGCAGTTCCAGTTCTTGAAGTCACCGAGCTTGCAAGCATAAATCTCGTTCACCACCTCGCCGTTGAGTGCTACGCCGTATCTGCATCCCCAAAGGCGGTTTTCGCTCTCGATGACGAAGTCCATATTAGGCATCTTTCTCGACACAGTAATTGGCGCGGTCTGCGTGGTCACTTGGTCGAGTATACCCGTCACCACGATGTAGTTGTCTCCCTTTGCCCATATTATGGTAGAAGTGTTGAGGCCGGCAAGAGCCTCGTTCTCCACTCCTGATATGGTAACGCCGTCATTCACCGCGAAAGGCGTTCCTATTCCTGTGGCGGATATTTTTATGTATGTGGTTGCAATAGCCGACCACATAGCCGTGGTAGACGAATACTGCTTCAGTTGATGAGGTATCTCCGAGGTGTCAATCCACAAGTCCATATTTTGTGGGTCACTCGGTGCTGTAGCCTGTGTCACCACATCGTTATACCCCTCGCCGTCCACTCGGCAAAGTTCAAGGGTGACAGTTTCTGTGGTCGTTACTTCTGCCTCGATTCTGCCGTAGTCAGTGATGTCCTCGGTGTTTATGTATTTTTTATCGGGCATTATGATAACGTATGCGCCCATAGATATCAAAGTTTTGGGTACAGTGTCCACCGTAAGTCCCATCGAAACTCGGTACTCGTTGATGATAAAGTCACCGCCGTCTATGTAGCAGAGCGCATCCTTCGCTATCATACCCTGCGGTATACTGGGTGTGGCATAAACTCCCCTCTTGCCACGGGGAGCGAGAACCGGGTAGTTATCGGAGGAGAGGTTTTTCATATCGTAGAATTCCCCTTCCCCGATGCGGAGGTTGTGGTTGTATCCCTTGAAGATATCTATAAGCCCTCTGCTTGTAGGTATCTCTTTGAGTTTAGGGTATATCATCTCTCTTCCTCCTTCTTAAAAGAATTTGAATTTTCTGCCCTTCGGCATATGAGTCCTTGTGTAGTACCTCGTGAATGAGGCATATACTTCGTTGAAAACATCCGAGCTATTGTTGTACTTGGCGTACTCTCCGTTTGCGTAGTCTATCTGTGTCTCAAGGTAGCGGATGTATACTTCGTCATACGGATGGTCGATAAGAAGCTTTGTGGTGAGCGCGGTCTCGTCTGTGTAGCCGGTAAAGGTAACCTCCTCGCCCCCCTCATGGATGTCTATGACCTCTTTCTTCACGATCCCGTCAAGAGTCGATAGCCACTTTATCTTCTGAGTTTGGTCGTATCCGTTCGGCTTTATCGCATCTATTCGGTTAATAGCCTCGATTATAGTCATTGTTGCCTCCTATTTAGGAAAAGCGGAGCATTGCTCCGCTTCTTTTTTATTAGTTTGCAGCCTGCATTTCAAATTCCATTGCCTCTGCAAGCGCTTCTTCTCTGTTTGCAAGCACCTCTGCGATATAGTAGGGTACTTCAACCTCCACGCCTCTCTTGATAAGGTAGGATTCGCCGTTTACCGCAACGTAAACATCGTCCTGTTCCGTTCTTGTGAGGGGGATTTTTATTTTCACCTTTTTAGGTTTGTTTTCGCTTGTATTAGTGGTAGCCATTATAGCCTCCTTGTAGATTGATTAGGGGGAGGGAGTCACCCTCCCCATTTTTCATGATTCTTACTCTTCCAACGTGGTATCAATTATACTTGTGTGAATGTGTTCTATACGAACCATATAAGGCTCAACGAGGATTTCTGCCGTCTTCGTTGCTTTCCAGCCTACAGAGCTTCTCTGGTTAAGAGGGTCTGCAACACCCGCAGAGCCGAGCTGTTTTACGATTGTTTCAAGACCGCCGCCTGTAAGCTCTGTTACACCGTATGCGCCTTCCCCGAGTACAAGTGTGCCGAATACAGGGCGTTCGGAATCAAGGATTTTTGCCTCGGATGTTTCCACGAAGCGTACCCCTGCGATTTTACCGATTTCGCCTTCGTAGAGGTTGGATGTGTCCTGATATTTGTGGGGGTCAATCCATTCGGGGTCGCTCATAAGGTCATATGCCGCATAGGGATGGATGATGGCAACGTAAGAGCCGTCAATCTTGGGTGCGTTGTTCTTTTTGAGAATAGCCACTACTCTCTTGATAACATCGACAGTGAGCTTGCAAGAGGCATCAAGATTTGCTCGGCTTGTTACTCTTGTGCCGTCACTTTTGGGAGCATAGAATACGTTTGTACCCGTGTGGAGAATGTTTCTTGTTACTGTGTCGAGTGTAAGACCTGCCTGTCTGCCAATAACCTTTGTAGCCTCTACCACGATGGGGTCAATAGCCGTAAGGTCGAGAATGTCGGAAAGCACAACGTAGTCACCGTACTGCTTAACTTCTGCCTCGATGCTTGTTGCAGAGAGCTTCTTGCCATCGGGCGTTACGCCTTCTGTAAGGGGTGTAAGTGCTTTGGGAAGAGAAGCGAATTTACGGAATTCGATTTTCTTGCCGCCGTTCTTGGGGATAGGTCTCTTCTGACCGAACTGGTCGTGAACGAGAAACGGGGATGCCTCATCGATGAGGGTCATATCATAGTGAGTTTTATTCTCAACGGAAAGACCTGTGTCACCTGTTACGTTTGTGTTAAGTTCAGCGAAAAGCTGAAGGTTGATTTTGTACATGTCAAGCATATTTTTTAATCTCCTTTTTGTAATATTGTTTTTTTGAAAGGAGATGCGCTTCAGTTTAACTGAAGGTGATTTTGTCTCCTCTCAATACCCTGCGGTTAATTTCCGCACGGTCTGCCTTTGTGAGCGTGGTCACATCGCTCTTTACGTTTGCCGCGCTCTGGGAGGAATTTCCGTTCTCTATGGGTCTTGCGCCGCCCGCCATTACCCTGTTGGCATAGGATGTTTCCACCTTTTTTGCCGCATACTGCATGGCGGCGGGGATAATCTCGTCCTTGTGGATAACAGCGTAAGCCGTTCCCACGTCTATGCCCGAATTGAGAAGTCTCAAGAACTGTGGGTTTTTCGCCTCTTCACGAAGGTTGAGCGAAGGGTATACCTTCTTCGCCTCTGCTTCCTGCTGCATCCACTGCGTGTACTGCTGTGCGGCAGATTCTTGGCGTTTCTGTTCCGCCATCTGTCTTTTGAGGTCGGCATTTTCGCGTTCTATTTTGCGGATTTCCTTGAGCTGTTCAACCGAAATGCCCTTTTCAAGTGCTTCCTCTTCAAAGTAGGAGTCATCGTCCTCGATGGCTTTGTTAAGTGCTTCGATGTTTGTTGCATCTACACCATACTTCTTTGCGAGAATCTCAAGCACGGGGGTGAGAGCATTGAGCTTTGCCTCGTTCTCCTTGCTACCCTTGAGTCTCTTCTGCACTGTTTCCTGCATTCTCTCATCGTAAAGGTCTTTGTATTCGCCCTTGATGAGTGCTTCAAACTTGGCTTTGCGGTCTTCGGCGGTTGTTTCTGTCACCTCGGCGGCAGGTGCTGTTTCCTCTGCTACTGCCTCTGTTGTCGGCTGTACGCCGTATTTGACATCGGCAAGAGGATTTGCTTTTACGCCCTTTCTGCTTGTTTGCGACACGGCGGCTGTCGCGCTTGCGCCCGTTGTTCCCTCTGCTCCTGTGCCACCGTCTCCGCCACTTGCGCCTTCGGCAAAGAGTTGGAGATCGAGAAGTGTCGGGTAAATAGTTTTGTTTTCCATAATGGGGTTGTCCTTTCTGTCCGTCAAAGTGGACGATTCTTTTTTATATTGATAAGGCAGTAAGCCTAACCAACCGATTTTATGTCCACAAACTGTGGATAGTTCTGTGCAAGAAGCGCGTATCCCTTCTCTATCACAGAGAAGGTCTGCTTCGCATCGGCATATGCATCGTCATCTCGGCAGCGGAGCATAACTGTTGCTTCCCCTTCCGCAAGTTCGATACATGGCTTGCCTTTAAGCTTGCCTTTCTTCCGCATCTCTTGCGCGATTTGCGCCACTGTGTAGGTGAGAATCGAAGCCGAAGCACATACAAGGTCTTCACCCTTTGGTGCAGAGCCTGCGTGTCCTTTCACAGTGAGGCAAAGGTATTTTGTTGCATCGTGTGTGCGGATGTTAACTTTAATCATAACTGAATGTTTTCAACCACGGCGCGTACCTCAAGTGAGTAGAGGTATCGTCCCATAGCCTCCTTCTGCTTTCGCAAGAGGTCAAGGGAGCAGGTCGGGGTAAAATCAAGCGCGCTCGCATCTGCTTTCACAAGCATATTGTGAAGTTTGGTGTAGCGGATTTTTGTCTGCAAGTATTCAGCCTTGAAGCGTTCCTTGTAGTCCGCGCTCTGCATCATTTCGATTGTATCTTTAAGTTCCATGAACTTATCCTCCTTAAAGGTCTATCTTTCTGTTCTCAAACTTCTTATATGCATCGAAGTAAACCTCGTCTTTTACCTTGTTGTATGTTATTTCATAGTACATACCATCGGGAATCGTGGTAGAAAGAAGTGCTTTGATATTGCCGAGGATGTATGCGTTCCATACAACGAACACATCAAAGGGAGGGATGGTATCCGTCTTGTCGATGTGTTCTGTGGCGTAATCTGCCACAAGAGTCTTTGCTTTCTCGATAAACTTTTCGTTTGTCATGGTGTTTCTCCTTTGTTTTTAGGTAGGCGAGGTGCTTTCAGCCACTCTCTGCCTTGCTTTTTTTGTGTTGGGGGCTTCCTTCGTATCGCTTCCGCCGAGCGCCTCTGTTTCCGCTGCACTTCCGGGTGCGCCTCCATCAATAGGAGCAGGCGGTGCGCCTCCCGTGATGCCTGCGGCAATCTGCTCGGCAAGGTTAGAGCCACGGGTTTGGTCAACCATCTTCGCAAGCATCAGCATCTGTTGCTGCATCTGTAGTATTTGCTGATACATTCCTCCGTTCTGCTGTATCTTCTGCATAACGAAGTGCTTGCGGTCAAAGTCCATCATATCAAGGCAGGCGAGTGCTTGGTCACCCATCTGTGGGGTGAAGAATCCTGCCTTATAGAACTGAAGCGCAAGCTCGTTCTGCGACATCTTGGAGTATGGGCTTTGCTTCTGCGCCGTCACCTCGATGTCGAAGGCAGGCACACGGTAGCCGAGGTCATTTCCAAAGAAATCGCCTTGGTGCTGTGGCTGTATTCCTCCGTTGGTGTACTGCACATACCTTTCGGTACCGTTCTCGCCCATAATGCGGAAGCACCTCGGCATATCATAGAACTGGCGAATAAGTTCTATAACCATATTGCAGACCTTGCGGAAGGCTCTGTAGGAGGCTTTGTTGTTGTCCCTTGAGAGCTTGCTTCCCGCCTCTTGCATCGCGGCTATGGCGGATGCCGCCGTTACACCGCTTGTTGTACCGCCCGTAGATATGTCTCGGTTGCCCGTTGTCTCCTTCAGCTCATCAATCTTGTTGGCGATTACGGAAACATAGATGTCATTGAGGGGTTTGCCCTGTATGGGGGCGATGGAGTCCTGCCCAAGGTTGCCGTCAACATGGACGAAGTCCTTGGAAAGGTCTGCGTATTCCTCTTCGTTCACAGAGCCATCGTTGCGGATGAAGTGCCTCGGCTTTGCATTGGCAAGCATATTCTTCATAATCGCTTGATTGCCTCTGTCGATGTACTCTTGGCTGTCCTTGCCTACATCTATGTAACCAAAGCCTGTGGGAGTGCCTTCTGTGGTGAAGAGAGGGTCGAATACGAAGGGGTACATCCCGTGGTCATACCATCCTCGCTCGGCAAAGTTCGGGTCGTTCTCGGTTGCGAAAAGCACCACATCGTTCACATACTTGCAGTAGTGAAGCACGGTCTTGCCGTTTTGAGTTTTCTTGTAGTACCAATCCACCACCGCGCTTTTGTTCGTTGTGTCCACGTTGTCATCGTAAACATACTTGGTCACATCGATTGCCGCCGTAGAGAGCTTCCCTTCAAGCTGTGGGTAGTTCTGCACGAGCAGGTCATTGTCGGCAAGCTCCACATTGAAAAGGTGGCGAGATTTCTGTATGTCCATAATGCCGCTTTCCCAAAAGAGGTTGATAATGTCAATCTTGCGGATCGAGATGTCACCGAGTCCGTTAAGCTTCGACTTATCCCAAAAAATGCCGTATACGCCTGTACCCATCTTCAGCTTGTACTGCATCACATCGGAATAGACCTCCTCAAAGTCATTCTGCTCAAGGATGACGGGAATAATGGATGTAAGCATCTCGGCTTCGCCCTTGTCCCCTTCTTCCCTCGGCAGGACATTGGGGGTGGGGAAGTTGTCCATCGTATCCGCGTGCTTGTTCGCTATGCAGTTAAATAGCCAAGCGGATGTCGGCTGTACCTCGGTATTGTCCTTTGTTCGCATACATTCCCAGTGGCGGAGCTTGTACCATTGCTCGTTCTCAACGATGCGCTTTTCAAGATTGGCTTTGCCTTCCTTGTATTTTTGAAGGGTTTGGTTGGCTTTGAGAATCTGTTCTCTTCCGATAACCTGCGCGAGAGTTTTGAAGCCACTCACAGCTCCCGTGGGGGTTATCCCCTGCCCCCTCATCGCTCTTTCCCGTTGCATTTGGTAAAGCCGCTGTGGGTCGATGCCGCCCATAGGTTTTGGCGGAGGTGTGGGAGGTGCTTTCTGCATCGCCTCTGCCTCCATCCTGTTCTTTTCTTCTATATCCATTATTCGTCCTCCGATATGATTTCAAATGTTGATTGTCTTGCCCTCCGTGTGGTAAGGTCTTCCTTCTTGACATCAAGGAAGAGGTTAAGCGGATTTGTCGCATATTCGTCCGCCTTTGCGGGGATCCTCGGCTTGATGGGGCGAGACATAAGGAAGTATCGCCAAGCATCGGCAATGTGGTCTTCGCCGTCCGTGTCGATGTCTTCAGGCTTGTGTTCATCGTACTGTAAGAGAGGTATCGTCCTTATGAAGTTCTTGCAGTTAGAGAATACATAGAACATCGGGAAGCCGTTCTCATCGAATGCGAGGTAGTAGTGGCACTGTAGCCAACCGGGTATTCTTTTGTGGTCACCCGGTGTGAAGAACACTTGGTGCTTTGCCGCCGTCTCTGCTATGCTCTCGCCCGTCTCGGCATCCCATATGGCAGGGTCGGCAATGCCTTGTATCTTCTTGCCTTTGAGCCATCTGTGTTCCGTCTCGATTCTGTGTATCTCTGCAAATACCTGCGGAGGAGTCCACTTCACGCCCTCGTTGGGGGTCTTCGTGCATCCGTAAAGTTCAAGGATGTGGTAGACCACACCATCGTGATTAACGGCAAACCACATACAAGAGAAAGGCTTGTTGTATCCCCAGTCGAAGCTTCTGTATATCTTCCATGAATCGGGGATGTCAAATGGCTCGATAACGTGTGTCCATTGCCGCGTGTCATATTGGTCAGGTCTGTCCACAAAGTCCTCAAAGAACTGACCCTCGTATACATTCCAATCTCCCTCAAGCCAAGCCTTACGAAGCTTTGGGGGCAGAGCCTCAAGCTGCTTTATGTAGTCGGGTTGACTCTCCATCAGCACCTTGTTGTCCGTCACAAGGCTCTGTATGAAGGAGTAGTCTTCGGGAATCTCGCCATCGTCATACTTCTTGTCGATGAATATGCGCTTTATGTAGCCGTGTCCTTGCCCTCCGGGGTTGCAGGTGTAGTAAACTCTCTTGGGGAAGTCATTAACACCGCGCAAGCAAGCCGTGATGGTCTTCATTTGGAACTCCGAGAGCTGTGTAGCCTCGTCAAGAGCGATGATGTCATATTCCACACCTTGTAGGCGGTCAAGGTCTTTGTCATTGTCACAGTAAGCGAAATTGATTGTAGAGCCGTTTAGGAACTTCAGCACCTTGTCCTTGTCATTGTACTTGGCAATGCCGAGAAGCTCCTTGCGCAGGATGTTGATGTGGTTGTTTATCAGTTCGGGGTATGTCCTTCGCACTATAAGAATGCGTATACCCGGATACCGCAGTGCAAGGAGTTTTGCCTTTGTCCTTACAGACCAAGATTTGCCTCCGCCTCTCGCACCGCCAAAGCCAACGTGCTTGGTGTTTGCTTTGAGGAAGAGCTTCTGTTTTTCGCTCGGCGGCGGAATGCGTAATGTCTTCATCCGCTGTACTCCTCCGCTTCCGCACCGATAACCACTTCGATGCCGCTAGATTCATCCTTATTCGCTTCCGCCTGCTTCTCAAGGGTGCGTATACGCGCTTCTTGCTCTCGGTAGTCAGCCTCGGATTTAATCATCAGTATGTCCTTGATGTCCTTCATAGCCGCCGTTACTTGACGAAGTGCTTGCTTGTCGAGGAAAAGCTCCTTCATATCGAGGTTGTCAACAGCATCCTCGATCTTGTCGAGCAGCTTGTCTGCCACGGTCTGCACCCTCGCTGCCCTCCGCGCTTGTCCTTGGCTGATAGCGGACAGTGTTTTTGATAGTGTTTTGGATTGAAACTGTTCTCGCTCTTTTGCCCAATCCTCTTTTCTTGCTCTATCGCCTATGGAAGTGTATGAAATTCCGTACTTTTTAGCGAGTTTCCTGTATGAGGAAGACTCGTCCGTGATATATTCTGTTTTGATAGCTTGCCAATCCACAGGAAACTCCTTTCGCCGTTTTATGAAAACATTATAAAACATCTGTTTTGAAAACCTAAACACCCCCCTCCCCCCTAAAAAATAAAAAAAGTATGTAAGTTTACATACCTACATACTTTCTTGTTTTTCTATATCTCCCTTATCTTTATGCCGTGGACATAAAGCATGAGCTTGCGCTTTATAATGTATTCCTTTGTCCGCTTGCCTTTGGTGTCCTCCACATATTCCACGCCCGTCTTCGCATCCTTGTAGACAAAGTCGGCTATATATTCTACCTTCTTCTCAAGCAGTCTTACGCCGTCCTTGAGCCTTTGCCCTCTCTTGCCGTAGCGTTCATATGTCTCGTACTGATTCGGTATCAGCTCGTAGGGAATTTGCAATCGAAGGTCGGTTATCTCTCCTGCCCTCTCAAGCAGGCGGAGCTGTTCGTATCTCCCCGCTTCCCTCTTGCTGTCAAATACCTTGCCGTCCGAGGTCTTGGTCATTATGTTGCCGTACTTGGCATCGTTCTTATACCTCATCATCCTTCACCCCGTACTTCTTGTTGAGTGCTTGGCAGACGAGGCATTTGCGATGCCCCGTAAAGGAGTTGCAGTAGCTTACACTGAACTCCTTCAGCTTCATCTTGTTGCCAAAAACAACATGGATCGAGGAGTCCTTGTCTATCCCCTCGCACCGAATGCGGTTGTCATCGTGCTTTTTGTAGTACGGACACACCGCATACTTGGATTCGTACTTGGACATCACTCACCTCCTGTGTATTTATGTTCAATCTCCGCAAAGCGTTTTTCAATGTCGTAGGTTTCACCCATAGAGTTCGCAAGTACCATATTAAGTAGTGCTTGCCTTACTTCTTTCAGTACCTCCCTTGCCGTCTCTCTCTTTATTTCTTTTGTCGCGCCTATGCACCCGTCATTAAAGCCTTTTTCATATTGCTCTCTGTCATATTGCAAAGCCTTTATGAGTTCCTCTTTATCAACAGAAATGCCTAGGTCAAGAATTGCGTTGAATATGCTGTCTTCAACCTCCGTCCGCATTCTCTTGGATATTACCTCAATAGGAGATTCATAGTTCATAAGCACCTTATCCATATTGAGTTTCTCTCCCTCCGGGGGAGTGTACTTATATCTTGGAATCTTAATTTCTGCCATATCATTCTCCTTTGTTTTCTTCCCACGGATATTTTTCTGTGCGTTTGCCGTTTACAATTTTGCAGAAGCATTTATCTCCTGCGAGATTGTAATATCCGTTATCCTCAACATTTGTGTCGCAGCTTCTTGCCAAAACGCCCGTAGCAAAAATGCTTCTATCGCAATCTTTGCAATAATTGTTTCTATCTATCATTCCTTACCCCCCCCTTCTCTCTGTAATACGGATAACATATCATTCATAATTGTGTCTATGCTATCAAGAGTAAAGATATCATCGTCTGTGCAACGGGGGTCTTCTCTTGAAGGGAAAGTTGCTTTCACTCGCCTTGCAAACTCTTTGATGGCTTCGGCTTCCGCTATCGTTTTTAAGCGTTCAGCCTTGCGCTTTTCAGCCTCAATTAGTGCAGAAAAGAACTCCACCCTATCCGCATTATTCTGCTCAAGTCTCTCAACCTCTGCTCTCGGCACAACATCGGCACGGGGGCAATGGTCTATCGCATATTGAACATCCATATCGCTGTAATCTTGAAAATCTTGCGATTTTAAGAGTGCTACATCAACGTATTCTGCCATCTCACTTACCGCCTTTCATCTTCGGCATTTCGGGAAGCTCCATCCAATGAGAAACAACGAATTGCATATACTTGGTAAGGTATAGTGTGCCGTCCGCGCCACCAAGTGACCAAAAGCCACCGCCATAAGAGCCAATCGCTATCAGTGCTCCTGCGCTTATGGATGTGCTTTCGCAGACCACCAAAACCATTCTATGATTGTCAGGCAATCTATCCTCAACGCTTATCCACTCTTGCTTGCGCCAGCATTTTTCGTAGAGATGTCCTGCAATCCTCATAAAATGATTTTCTGCATCTCTATCTGCGCCGTGTACCGCCGCAAACGCAATATCTATTCCATCAATGGCAACCCTCGGTTCAAATATATCTCTCGCCATTTCCTCAATCTGTTTTTCGTCTTTCATTCGCTTACCCCTGCGAGTTTATACTTCCCGTTGCTCTGCCTTACCGCAAGAGGGTATGTCCCCACGTCAGGCAGTCTTTTTTCCTTCTCCAAGAATTGCTCCCAATGGGATTTGAGGTTTTCAAAAGTTCCCACGCTGTATCCGGTTCTCTTGTCTGTGATCTTGTATGTGCCGTCCTCGGTCACTCTATCCTCCGTGAAAAAAGCCCTTCCGCGATATAGAATTTTTCTTCCCCTTCTTAATTCTTTTGCGGGAGTTCCGTTGACGTTCACGGCAGCATAATATTTTTCTCTGTACGCCTTGTCATCCCGGTAATCCTCAAAATCATCGCAGCCGTGCTCCGAATCGAATATAACCGTAATTACATCTTTGGCGCAGATGCAAGATTGGGTGTCGTAATATCTGCAGTTGGTGTTTTCGCAATAAACTGTTGTCATTTGTTTTCTCCTTTTGTCCTCTTATCCTCTGCCGACCATTTAAGGATGGTATCGTAGCAGGATTTCACTTTTGCGTTTTTGTCTATAATAAAGTTTGCGAGCCTTTCAACATATAGGTCGAATGCATCAATGCCGAGGCGTTCCACAAGGTCACCTATTTGCGTTTTTGTGAGGTATACCACTCCCAAGCCTATACCGCCTAGTGGCTCAAGCTTCTCGTCATCGGGGTTGTCCACAGAGTTGTCCACATTTTCTGTGGTTGCCGTGGTTGCCGCAGTGTATCCATCGGCTACACTACCACTAGACTTACCTATCCTATCTCTAGACTTACCTATACTTACCTGTGTCTCCACTTTGGATACATCTTGTATACATTCCGTATACGCGCCTTTTTCGTCAAGCATAAGTGTTGCCTTTTCCTCTATGTATTTTGTCTCCTTATAGCGATCCTTTTGGATGTAGTTGTGTATCTTCCAGTGCTTTATCACAATGATGCCACTTTCAAATGCAAGAATGAATCGCTTGAGCAGAAGCAGGTTTAAGTCATCCGTACTCGCGCCTACTTGTCGCATAATGCTTTTGGGGTTGTTTACAAATCCGTCATCGTCCGCAAACATACCGAGCGTGAAGTATAAGCATCTCGCGCTCAATGGCATATCCAAGAAAGCATCGGATGTCACTATTGTCTTTGCAAACATTCTTCTTTCCGCCATTTATATCACTCTCCTATCCCCCTAAATATAACTATCATCGAGGGGAACGGTGCAGATGTCTCTGCCCCCCGAATTTTAATCTGCCCTTGACAAATCTTACTTCAGCTTTATGGTAGCAGTAGTCGTGAAACCATCGGGTATCTGTCCTTGCAGGGATAAGCATAACGGCGCATTTGCACTTGCCCGCGTAAACCTCGTCAAAGCACTTCTGTACCCATTTAGGCGCTTCACGTCCGTAGGGAGGATTGCAGAATACAATCTCCCCCGACCAATCCTGTTTGAGTCCGTCCTGCTCTTCGATGTAGTATTTGTCGCACTTATGGTTTTGGTCATCAGCGCAAGGGTCAAGCGTAAAATGGAATTCATCATTCAGTTTGTCAAAAAAATCTTGCGGAGTGGACCAGTCCATTTTTTTACTGCTCCACATTACATCGTTTTTCATCCCTCACACCTCAAAACGGAAGCTCTTCATCGCCGCTTACTTCTTCCCATTGCGGTGATGTTGTCTCTCTCGGCGGATTATAGGCTATGTCCGCGCCGTTATCATTCGTGCTTGCCTTCTTCTCTACGAAGATTGCCTCGTCCGCCACCACCTCCGTGGCGTAGCGTTTCGTGCCATCGCCTGCTGTGTAGCTTCTCGTCTGGAGCGAACCGCAGATGCCGATGGCTTGTCCTTTGCGGAAATACTTGCAGATAAATTCGGCTGTTGTGCGCCACGCGACAATGTTTATAAAATCGCTCTGAGGCTGCTCTCCTGCTCTTGTGTACTTGCGTGTAACACCTATGGAGAAGGACGTCACGCTCACACCATTCGGTGTGGTTTTCAGCTCCGGGTCAGCCGTGAGATGACCGATAAGAATAGCCTTATTAAGACTTGCCATTGTTGCCACCCTCCTCATCTCTAACCACTTCGTGCTTCATCTCCGCATTTTTTAACATCATATAGGCAAGTCCCACCATCGGGTTTCTCTTCATTATTTCCTGCTGTGCAATGTCTGCAGAGTGGATCGCCATTCCTATTCCCTCAATGGTATCGGATGTCAAGCAAACGCTTCCGCCGTGCTTCTTGCCGTTTTCGCCTTCGGCGGAAAATCCCGCTATAATAGAGTTGAAATCCAATGAATGTTCAAGCTTGCCCGTTTCGTTATCAAAAATTTTAAGTGTATATTTCATTTGTTTTTACCTCTTCTTTTCTATAATCGTTAAGTTCAGGCTTGCGGATGCAAGTCCATATGCAACATAAGATGTTCCAAATAAATGCTCTATCGTGCCTCTCGGCCTCATCGCCACGGATGAACTTCAAGTAGTGGCGGACAGCAGAGTCTATGTAGCAGTGGGTCGGAATCCCCTTCTGCCAGTTGTATTCGCCGTATTTCTTCGCGCCCTCCTCAAAGTGTATAGCCACTTCAAGGAAAGCATCTGCTAGGTTGTCTGCCATGATGTCACGCCCTGCAAACTCGGCTACCACATTGTAAAGGTGACCGATATTGCCCGTCTGCGTGAATAAGTAAATGTCAGCTAAAATGATGCCCATGCCGTGGTCTGGCATAAACTTGCTGAAGCATTCTGCTATCACATCCAAGGGTAAAAGGTCGCATCTGCCTTTTCCTTCTTGAATGTCTCTTACTGCGCCTGTTTCAAATTCTCGGCGCGTTCCCGAATCTTTTATCATTCCGTCCTCCGTCAGTGTTCTATGCGACGTTGCTTCAGCTCCGCTTCGTGCGCCGCTTTCGCTATGCTTCTGCATTTGTTGGAGCATACAAGCCTTCTCTCCCTGCCGAACATCGCCTTGTATGAATGCTCGCAAGCGGGGATGAAGTTCTTTCCGCATACCGGACAGGTCGTGTCCTCAATGCTGATGTATTTCTTTTCGTACATATCAAATCCCCGATGTTGTGCTGA